GTGGTAGGGGCAGTCTTACATCCATTGCTAGTGTCCTTATTATATTACAAAATGCCCCTAAATAGCAAGTCATATCATTTGTAGGACACAGATGTATATACATCGTGTATACACAGTTAGCGTTGGCGCAACACCTCTTCTAGGTGTCTGATTGTAGCACGAGCTTCTGCAAGTTCGGCTTTTATTTCAGCCATGCTTTCAAGCAAACTCTGCTTTTCGTCTACGAGCTTATCGACCTTCTCAGTCAGGCGGTTAACCTGCTCTTTAAGCGTCTCGTTAAACTCGGCACGTTGTACATCATCCTTCAGGGCCTTTTCATGGCTCTGTTTGGCTCGAAGCGACAAGAAACCCCACAGACCTGCGGAGCCGACAAGTGCAACGATAATGGGTGTCATCTCCTCAAGCGTCATTTAGATGGAACCTCTTAGCTTCTAATTCCTGTCGATGTATTAAGTGCGCTAGGTACGCGGAATGTAACACCATCCAAACGATACCTGCCGTATGGAAATGGTGAGATACCATATTCATCACTTCTTTCGGGCGTACGAAGTTACCTTCGTTGTCTACGAAATAGGTGATTGATGTCATGTGAGGTTCGTGCATGACGTACAGCATAAGTACGATCATGGATACGACCATATCTAGCACTAGTAAGTGCTTAGTTACGGATCGTCTTAACCAAATCACTGTGAAGAGTGTAGAGACGCTGAGAGCGCCCCAGAATGCCAACAGGGCGTGAGGTATATGCTCAGGGCAGTATCCCCACACCATACCCGCTACAATGGTGCCCCAGACCGCGTAGGACACGATCTGAGCGGGCCCATTAGCGGTCTGGATCTTCTCGTAGAAGCCTTTTATCCCTAGTGGCTTGGGCATAAGCTATTACGGCTTAGTAGGCCAAACGACGTCGTCGAGAGAGCTATAAGTGTTCGTAATGTCGCGCAATGCTTGACGATATGCTTCCTGCTCAGGTGTCATAGTCACGTCAGACAATGCCCACCAATCCGTTTCAGCAATCAGACGATTACGTTCGGCACGGAGAGCTTTCATAGGCTCTGCGGCTGTCAGTTCGTCTACCTTAGCGGATACTGTTGCCCAATCAGTTCCAAAGTCGGCAGGGTCAGACGACTCTACGGCAGTGCCGTTAGCGTCCGCTCCAGTGACTTTGCGGAACATTTCATTGAACTCCGCTTCGGTGGTTGGCTCTCCACGGAGAACCCATTCGGTAATGCCCAAGCTAGTCAGGGCTTCTGCTACTGATGCCATCTTTGTTTCTCCTTTAAGATTAGCCAGCTATTTTGCGATTTCTGTCATGGTGCAGATGTGTTCGGCTCCCTGCCCACCATGTAAGGCACGACCATTCGAGTTTACATCTATTCTAGTGTACACTCGGTACTGTATGACATCTCCCAAAGTACCCGCACCGTCAGTAAATTGAACAAAAGTGTGCCTCATGCGAGTTTGCCCCGCGCGATCTATGATACTTCCCTGATCATACATGGTGGCACTTAAAGAGCCGTTGACGTACCGCTCAACCTTTACCGTACCAGTCATATACCCATGCCCGTCATTATCCAGATCGCCGTTAATATTTGCGCCTATAACCACTACAATTTCAGAGTTAGCCCCTTTTTTAGTGATTTCTGGGCGAAATCCTGTACTAAGTTCGTGGTACGTTCCTGTCGTGGTGGTAGATAGATTAGTACCACTTTTCTTTGTAGCTATTTGTAATACGGCCCCCGCAGGTAGATCATCCGTACTCAGATTGAAATCAGTCAGGGCGGCGATGGATTGGTTATTGAGTTTAGTTAATGCCATTGCTCGTTACCCCGCGATTTCCATGACGATAAGTTGAGAACTAGGGCCGTTATCACCCATAACTATGCCATTACCGCTCTGCATTTTTTGCAAAACCTTTACCGTATGTACGGCAGTCGAAGTGCATTGGTATAATCCAGAAGTGTGCTGAGTCATCCAAATGTTACCTGACCCCGACATTCTAAGCATTTCCCCTAGCGTACCATTAGAGGCAAAAATATTGTTTGCGGTTGCGCCCCCAACGGAATCAGTTTCAGCAAATACACCGTAGTTTGTACCGCCCACTTCAATACAAGGCGCACACGCCCCTAAAGTAACGGAGTCCTGTTGTATATGTGCCTGATGCAGAATCAGCAACTTTGAACTTGTACTTGTGGGAGTGACCTGAATCCTAACAGAGCTATCAGCTTCTACCCAAGACGTGCTCGTTGTGATGTATCTCGATCTAGTGCCTGTAGCCATCCAGACGTTGATAACGTTGCCCGTAGTATTAAGACCAAGATCACCCGCAGTAGGCGTAGAACCGTTTGCTAACTGGATTTGATCGACTTTGATTACTGAACTCATTGTCCGACCTCCCAAACGTGACCGTTAATATAAAGCACTTGGAACTCAGTTGCCGAACCTGTAGCATCGGCAACGTAGAACGAGATGGTGTTTTCGCCGTCTACTAGGTATGAGGAAGGGACGTGATATACGGCGGGAATAGTCAGTATGTCTGTACCCGTAGCCGCTACGGTATCGTACACGCGAAGGTTCACATCTTGTGACACGAAGGATACAGCCGTGCCGTTGATATGAATCTGTGTGGCGAGACGGAACAGGTTACTCGCAGTTTTTCTAGCTATAAAAATACATTGTATAGCCAGTTCCGAAGTGGCATGAACGCCCTCCATAGTGAATTGGTGGTACAGCGTGTACGAATCTGAAGTAGGATGAGAGTATGTCGTTGCTGTGGTAGAGCTAAACGGCTGTACCTGAATGACGTGCCCGCTTACGGAAACTCGACTGCCCAAATTCGGCTGGAGATTGTCGACGTATAGTGTACTCATCCTGCAATCTCCTGAATAAGTAAATTAGAAACCATACGATCATCATACTCTGTGACCTGTCTATCTGGTACAGAGCGGTTAACGTGCATTACATACCCGGTACTACGACCTGCCCCCTGTAGTTTGTATGTTACAGGTGAAGTAGTATTAGGCGCATCTAAAATAGTTAGCGAGTGTAGGTGCACGAAGCCGTGGGCGTTACTGTCACTCTGCTCAGATATTCCGACAGATGTTGATCTATTTCGGCTATCTCCAGAGCCCGCCGCCTCATTAAACAATACAGAGCCGTTCCTAAGTAAGTTTACAAAAGTTTTCCAGTAGTTTGAAGACGCACGAACGTTAAATGTAATTAAAAACTTACTCGATGAAGACTGAGGGGTAATTGTCTGAGAAAGCCCAGAAATATCGACGTAGGTAAACCCTGTCATCGTCTGTGTATCGGCCTTGCGTACTTCCCAAGCGTTTATTACTGTACCCGCAGGAGGAACGAAACCCGCACTAGCATCAAGCGTCTGCCCAGACGGTACGATAATCTTATTCGCATTAGCCCCAGACGTAGGCCCTTTTAGCGTCTGTACGATTAGTTCACTTGCCATTTAGATCACCGTAAATGTTCCGTTGACCGTCAGAGTAGCGTTAATCGTCACAGGCCCAGCTACGAAGGCATTCTGATTAGCGGCTACAGTCACGGCATTGTCCAAAGTATTCACATTCGTACGGATAGGCGTGTCATCTAGAACAAGCGTAGAAGCTAGTTTTGCGGGAGTGATTGTACCGTCAGATACGGAACCTACGTCATAGACGTCTCCCATACCTACGATGTAATCGATCACGTCACTCGCTGTGAGAGCCTGTGTGAATGTGATGGTGTTACCACTTACCGTGTAAGCGATATTCGGTGCCTGAGTGACACCATTGACTGATACGATTAGACGTTCAGCTTGTCCTGCATCGTACGCGGAACCATTGTGTAGCAAGCTGTAGGAAGAGGCCCCGTTAGGGACAATCGTATCCAGTGCTTTGAATGACCCACGGACAGGTTCTTTTCCTAAGTAAGGCATTAGTTGGTTGCCTCCTGAATAGTTAACTCACCAGCTTCCACTTGGCGCATAATTTCTGCGTAGTGGCGGTTGTTAGGGTCGAGGGGGACGGAGTAAGTTACGCCATCAATGACGGCGTCAATATAAGGATCACACCCGTTCTTCTCGTCCGTAACATGAACCGCACTTGTTATTTCAAAAACATCATTCATAGCTCTGCGTCCGCCGCCCAATCTATTTGAAATCTAAGGTTCCCTGATCCACTGCCGCCGCCGTGCCTATACCAGTAAGTAAAACCTGATTTGGATGAATTATTCACACCGTTGCTGTAGCCAGAAGGGGAGCCGCCTAAACTGACATTAGAAAAACTCAAGGAAGGCGTTACTCGTTTTTCAACCTTGTAGTTGATATGTGCGCTTGCACCGCTATCTTCAGTAGCTACCGTGCCATAGCCATTTGCCCGTACACCGTATCCTCTTTCATAGAAGCGTTGGCTTGCTAACAGTTCTTCACCATAGCTTCTGTACTCGAAGGGAGAAGCCTGTGAGCCACGTTCCAACTGGACTTGGGCTATCTCAACGCCCTTGCCAGCATCGCTGTCCATCATAGTACATAGATACAGACGCAAGTGATGGTTTGTGCCTAGCGTTTTTCCTGATACGGAAGGAAGGGTCGTCGTGTATGTGTACTTTGTCCAAGTAGTATTGAGCGCTATACTGCTTGCAACATTATGGTTAACAACAGCAGATCCGCCTGTACCAAAGTATTGCTGTAACGCTACTGGCCCATGACTTATATTTGCCGCTTCTGTAAGCGTAAAACTAGAACCAGTATTTGAACGGGCCCAGAACGTCAGAGTAACTTCTTCACCCGCCAAGGTGCGGACATCTTCAATTCGTTGCTGGATCGTCACAAAGTCTGTGCCAGAACCCGCACTGTTGAGTGTGAAGCTCATGTAACCACGCGCACCGGGAATGTCTGTGAAGCTAGTGCTGAATGTATCGTATTCGGCGTCGAAGTTTACACTGTCATTCTTCGCCCATTGCCACCCATCACATCCACGATTGAAACCTGTGAGGCCAGTGTAGGAGGTGACACCGCGTTGATTAACCTCCATATTCCCGTTATAGAGAACATTTCGTCGGCCAAAATGTGTGCCGCCCCAAGAGCTTTCGTCAATCTTAGATAGAGCCATTAGCTTCAGCCTCACGATCTACAGCCGTTTTCACCCAACCCTTTGCAAAGGCATCTGCTACGATAGCCTCACGGGTAGTAGGGATCTGTACGCCTTCGTTCAGAGCTTTTTGAGTGTAGATACTGACGATTTCATCGATGGCGATACGAGCACGGTTAGTGACTGCATTATCTGCCCAAGCTACAGGAGACAGTGCAACGTACTCCATCGCCTTCATTTCAGTATCAGTGAGTTCTACTGATAGAGTTGCCATTGTTAGTTCTCCTGATTATCCTAGTAAATGCCCACCGAAATATGAACGAGGCGCGTTACTTACACTGTTATAACTATAGGTATACAGACGAACATAATCGCCCGCCGAAAGTTCTATGATATGGTAAACTTGAATTAAGGTCGTGTCGTTAGCGCCTGAATGCACCCACATTTCATTGTTTGTATAAGTACCGCCGCCGCCGTTGCTAGAGCCGTTAATGCCAAAGGCAAGGTGGGGGCCATTGACACCCACTCCCATCATAATTCCGTGAAACTGATACACTCCATCTACGGGAGCGGTAAATCTACCATTACTTAGGTCAAAATGATTGCCTACATTATGGTGGGTCTTGCCCCACTGTGTCACCGCATATGTGCTAGTGGACGTTGCTGTCCATGTTTGTGGTATACTGACTTCAAAACTCGGCTGACGCGGCATCTTGACACGCCCCGCTATATCTATCTCTAGATGGTTTTCCCATGTAATTTGTTGATTAGCGCCCGCAGAGGTTCCGCGCTGAATGTATAAAGAATTGCCGTCAATATAAATTGCGCGAGAGTTCCATGAACCTTTAGAAAGCCACTGATTAGTTGTCGCGTCTTTATAGGCATTGTGGTTAATCTGAGTGATCCCGCCACCTGCGTTAAATCCTGCGATATTTGTGCCGTATTCACCTAACTCAATTGCATTCCAATTCGGATGCCAATCTTCTAGTGTCGCCCCTGCACTAAGGTGCTTTTCTGTTTTCAGGTTACCCGAGAAAATTCCACTAGAAGCCTCTAGGGCGCTGTCTGCGGGGTGTTGGGCTGTTTGTAGTGCCCTACCCCTAAAAATGACGTAGACGTCGTCAGAGGCGCTTACAGAGCCTGTGAGAGTCAATGTAGAGCCTGAGCATGAATACGCCTCAGTGGGCTCCTGACGAACGTTGTTGATATACAGTTCAATATCATTTGCGCCAGTGACAGGGTAATCAAGCGAATACGAAGTACCGCCATTGCCAGTGATGTCCTGCTTTGCAAACGAAACGAAATTATTTACTGGCTTGTTACCCAAATACGCCATTAGGAGATCTCCATAACGCCCATGACAACGTCAAGACTAGACGCGGTATTGGATTTAACTTGAATGTCGTCAGTAGCTTCCAGAATGTATTTCTGGCCTGACAATACTTCGAGGGTAGATCCTGCGGGGATATCTACGCTTGTAAGCATCTTAACTGCGCTAGTAGCAGTATCGCGGAACTGAACGTCAGCTACGATAGTGCCTGTAGTCGTATTGCACAGGGACATACCTAGAACCACCGTAGTGGTACTGGCGGGCGCGGCATACACGGTAGTGTATGATGTACCTACCCCTGCACTGTGAGCATTTTTGAATGTGTTTGCCATATCCTATTATCCCAGTGCGATTGCGAGAGCGGTTGAATCATCCACCGTTGCGTACCCTGCATCATTCGTGAAGGTGCTTACGGTAGTCGGTTGAGTATAGCTGATGACACCTGTGCTACTGTTATAGCTAATGTCGCCAGATGCGCTTAGTTCACCACGAACACTAGCTTGAACATTGGTAATGTCATTATAGCTTATTGTGGCTCCAGTTAAAACAGCATTTTGTACTTCATTGCCGTTCATGTCGAGATTGCCCGACATTGTTGAACCTGCTAGAGCAACGTAGTTTGTAGCCGCTTGCTGTGCATAGTATTTAGCGGAGAAGTCTACGCCATCTACTGTGCCAGACGTCTTAGTCGCCCAATCTTCAGCAAGCTGTGCGCTGTTACTTGCATTCGTTTCAGAGGTGCTTGCCGCCGAAGCTGAAGCCGCCGCTTGAGCCGCAGATGTAGCGGCGGATGTGGCAGAGCCTAGAATGCTGTCTGTATAGTTCTTAGTTGCGGCATCTTGTGCATTAACAGGATCTACGACATTAGTAATGCTATTAGTACCCATGTTAAGAGTACCAGACATCGTGTCACCTGCACGGCTAACCTGCAATGCATCTTGCTGATCGACATACGCCTTGTTAGCAAGATCTGAGTTAGCAGACGGCGCAGTCGTCGTAGTGATCTTATTTGCACCCATGTCGATAGCACCTGTCATGGTGCCACCAGTTAGGTTCAGCTTGAGTGCATCGTTAGTATCTACATACGCTTTAGTAGCCGCATCCTGAGCTAGGGTAGGATCACCCATGCCAGTGATCTTATTCGTACCCATCGCAATCGCGCCAGACATTGTGCCACCTGCAAGAGGTAGCTTAGTCGCGATTGAGTTAGTGATCGTAGTAGCGAAATTAGGATCGTCATTGATTGCGGCGGCAAGCTCGTTAAGCGTGTCTAGAGCCGCAGGAGAGGCATCTACAAGAGCCGCTACCTCAGCGTCCACATAGCCCTTGTTAGCCGCGTCAGAAGCATTGGTAGGTGTAGGCAAGCCAGTAACAGTCGTACCACCTGTCATGGTGATATTGCCTGTCATAGAGCCGCCCGCCAAGTTCAGCTTCAGAGCGTCATTTGTATCGACGTAATTCTTAGTGGCCGCGTCTTGCGCGTTCGTAGGATCTGTCAGGTTTTCAATGGTAGCAGTCGTACCTGCATCCATGTTCAACGTACCGTTTACGGTAACGTTGTTGAACGTAGATGTACCTGTCGAGGTTACGTCACCTGTCAGGTCACCAGTTACATTTCCAGTGATATTACCTGTGACGTTACCTGTAACGTTGCCCGTTACATTGCCCGTCAGGTCGCCAGTAATGCCTGAAGTAGCAGATAGAGTAGTGAAAGCGCCACTAGAAGCTGAAGTACCGCCAATAGCAGTGCCGTCAATTGCCCCACCATTAATATCAACTGTAGCAAGCGTAGCCTGTCCCGTTGTCGATATTGTTGTGAACGCACCTGTAGTTGGCGTAGTAGATCCGATTGTGGTGCCATCGATGCTACCCCCGTTAATGTCGGCGGTATCAGCAACGAGGCTGTCAATCTGCGCTGTACCATCAATGAACAGGTTACGCCATTCATTGGTTGCACTACCGAGGTCGTAAGTATCATCCGTATTAGGAACGACGTTCGTATTGATCTGTGCATTCAGTGTTAGAACATCTGTTGCAACATTACCGATAGTCGTATTGCCATTTACGGTAGCATTGCCTGAGACGTTTAACGTTGTTGCATTAGCAGTCGTGAACGTACCTGCTACTGGGGTCGTCGCACCAATAACAGTATTGTCGATAGTACCTGCGTTGATATCGGCCGTATCTGCGACAAGGCTGTCGATCTGTGCTTCACCATCGATCCAGATATTCTGCCATTCGTTCGTAGCGGAGCCTAGGTTATAGGTGCCATCTGCCGAAGGAAGGATACTGGAGTTAACACGACCGACGAATGCGATAGTGTCCGTGGTATTGTTACCAAATACGGACGTAGCATTCGCAGTAAAGTTTCCGTTGACGGTAAGATTTTGGTTAGCAGTTACATTGTCGCCAAAATAGCCTGTGCCGACTACAGACAGGTTGCCTGAGCCGATAATATTTCCAGTTACTGTAAGTTGCCCGCCAACGGAGCCGTTGCCTGTCAGAGTGAGTGTGTCACCTGATACGGCATCGATATAACCTGTGCCATCAATATAGAGGTCTTTGAACTGATAGGTGGACGAACCAATGTCCACAGTGTTGTTGTTCAAAGGAGTGATACGGTTATTCGGGGAGATCCCTACTGCCTCAACCCATACCGCCGCATTGATAGTGTTTGTAATGCAGAGGAAGACACGGCCAGTAGTCGTATTGATCCAGAATGAGCCGGGGGCGTAGCCACCGTTAAAGTCATTGGAGGTCGTAGGATTGGTCGTAGCCTGAGTGTTGTTACGTCCGCCTGTACCACCATGCACTTGAGGCAAGTAACCTGTGACAGACGTCGTCAGGTCGATCTTAGGAGAGTTGCCCGCCGAGCCATCGTGAGTGTGCCCGTTAACGCCAAATGCAGACGCTAACTGGTTGAATTCTGCGTTCAACGGCGGTGCAGTAATATTCGCACCGTTGACGATGTCAGCTACGGACTGTCGAGTATAACCTGCCATTTAGCGTCTTCCTGCAATACTGAATTCGAACACAATTCCCTGAATGCTGTATGGGTTAAAATCCCCAAGCGTCACAAAGGTAAGCTGTGTCGCGTATCCAGAGCCTTGTACTGAAGTGGTGATAATGGGTTTCTCGTTACCACCGTAGTTAATGTTCAGACCACCGTAGTTGATGTTCCTGCCCTTATATCGAACTGGAGCACCCTTACTCTCCTGAGAGTACGAACTGGGTCGTGATACTGTGGGGTCGTCCCAATCGTAGTTAACCGCCATGTTAACTGTGAGAGGCCCTTCCGCGCGGATGAAGGTGTTGACCTTCCGCATGGTCTTACGAACTTCAGTATCCCCAAAGTCGTAGTATGGCGTTGAATAGATGGCTAGGATATCCTCACCATCAAACGTAGTTCCCTGATCTTGACGATACACCTTGCCATTGTAGTCGCCGTGGAGAACAAGCTCTTGGCGTCCGACATAGGCAGATGCTGTTGCACTTGCACGGATACCGATTAGTTCTCCAAACTCCCAACCTAAGCGTTGGTCTGCCGACCGTAGGCCGCCAATGATACCGAAGCTGTCTCGTGTACCGATAGTGTCATCACCTACGAAATAACGAAGCTGAGACTTAGAGCGGATAACGACACCTACCAAAGTATCTAGATCAAACTCTCGTGGTAGGTCAGTCAGAAGTTGCTGAATAGGCTTAGAGATAGTTTCAAGTTCGACGTCACCAATTCGGGATGTACCTGCAACAGGACGCAAACCGTCTGGGGCCAAAAACACCAAGTCACCACCAATCTCCAAAACACTGTCGCGGGCGATACATCCCACATTCGAGGTTACTTGGTCGATTACGAAACCTGCACTTACGTCGGCTGT